AAGAACTTCATGTTAAAAATTCGGTCATACATATCTTGAGCCGATTTTTGAGCTTGCCACGGATTCCACCCTAATTGATGTGATTCAATGTGATTCATTTGCATGTTGTAAGTTCCCTCTACAACACGTTGCACGGTTTCCCACCATCTTTCATTTTTTCCATTGTCTTTTATTCTTGAGTAGGTTCTCATGTAAACTAATTCACCTAAACCATTAAAACCAAACGGAGCTTTTTTTCTTTTGTATTTCGTTATAAAATTCTCCGATAAAACAAACTTCTTAGTCATAAACTTTCCTTATGTTAACATTTTAGTGTGGGCACATTGATAAATATTAAAAACAAATCTTTAATTCTTTTTAAATACAAAAATTGGTTCATATTTATACCCCGCACCCATCACACTTGATAATGTGAGTTGTACTGTATCATTTTGAACAAACCCAAGTTCTTTTGCAATCCTCTGAGTCTCTTCCTCTATGAACTTATACTTCGGTGTGTTAGCAATATTGATTAACATATGTTTACCATCCTTTAAACCTCTGTAGCAGTTCTCTATTGTTTTTCTTAAAAAACCATTCACCCATTCTTCTTTTGTTGGATATTTAATGTAACTTTGTGTTACTTCGTCACTATACTTCTCCGTATCAAAGTAAGGTGGTGATGTAAAACATAAATCTAAAGAGTTTTTATCTGGTACAAACTCTTCACTCCCTAATTTATGTAATTCTACTGACTTTTTTAAGTAAGAAAAATCTTTTTTTATTTTTTGTAACCCTTCGAATGTTAAACTCGATGGTTCTGTACCAATATATTTTTTTCGTGAACTTGCCAGAAAACCTATGAGTCTTCCACCCCATCCACACGACATATCCCAAATAGTATCACCACCAAACTTCTCATATATCAGTTTAGCAGCAGTTGGTCGAAAATTACTTACAGCTTGTGTACCTGTATAGATTTTTAGGGATTGTCTTAGTCTATTTTCATGAAAAACACTATTTACACCCTCTGTATAATTTAAACACCACTTCCAACATTTACGAATTACAGATTTAAACTTTTCATCATCCAAAAAGGTCTCCATTGGTGTTCTTTTAGCATTACCACACTTAATTTCCCAAAAATGTGGGAAGTATGTCCATGCCATACGTAAAGCATGCATCGTTTGTATTATTTGATTGTCTATGAAGATACTATCAACATCAAATTTCTGTAATTTTCTCATATGGTCGTGTTTTTCATCTTCACGAATCGTATAATGTGGAAATCCATTCCTACGGTAGTAATCAAAGATGACTTCAACACCATAATCAATGTCATACCCTTCAAGATTGTTAACAATTTTTTCAAATTCGACATCTTGTTCATTAAGTCCGAAAACATTTGTTAATATATCAGAATTACTATTCACTCATCAAATCCTCATACCGAGCAGACAACATTTGTTTAGTTTGGTTGTCCCTATTGTTAATCTTATGTTGAACACCCTTACCTTGAACAGAATTACTCTCAAAAATCTCAATCTTACCAATGTTTGTGTTGATACGAGCTGGATAAGTTAAACCATCAGGACCGAATCTGTTCTTGATGACATGAAAACGACCAGTATTTCCTATTTTATCTTCTATCTTACGACTTAACGACATTACGAAGTCTGCTGTCATCACTTTTGCATAAGACTCAGCGACTTTGTTTGCCTCGATAACATCCTCATCCAACGCACTTCTGTTTGCCTGACTTGCCGTCCATATCGGAACTTGTAACTCACCAGCCAAACCTCGTAAATCCTCATAGATGTTACCAAGAGCATGTCTCATCTCACTTGACTTATGAACATCTCTCATGATGTCAGCATAATCCACCAAAACCATGTCCACGTTTTTACCAAATGTAGTTACCTTTTTAAGATGAGCAGAAAGAGTATTTACAGTACAAGATTTAGTTGGATAATATTTAATAGTCAAGTTACCTTTTAGGTTGAACAACTTCTCCATCACTTCTTCTTTATGATACTTTAGGTTCTGACTTTCTACACCACTAAATATACTATCATATCTTAATCCTACATAAGCCTCGTTTAACTCTAAGGTATAATGAACTACATTTAGTCCTTGTGAGATAGCATAAGCACCCATAGCACTTAACACCCAAGATTTACCAATACCAGCAGGTGCCACAACAACACCCAACTCACCTTGTCCTAATCCACCTTGCATTAATTCATTCATTATATCCCAAGGCGTGGGTGATGTAACCCTTGCCGTTTCTGAATACCTTTCTTCAATGTCAACCAAATAATCATGTCCTAAGTTTCTCTCTACACCAGCCTGCATAGCAGAGTCAATAAGGGATTTTATTTCATCGGTATCTCCATCTACTTCTAATATCTTAGCAGATTGGATAACAGCATCTTTTAAAACTTGTGTCTTGTGAAAATCTAAAGCCTTGTCCTTGATATATTCCAAGTCTTCAGCTTCCATGTGTTTGTAAACTTCTTTAAGAGAATCCTTTACATTTACTTGTAGTAAATCTGAATCAATCTCTTTTATCTTTATCTTAAATACTTCCATCGTAATGTTCTTTTTGTATTCTTGATAATACTCACGAATGGCTTTTACAATCCACTTAAAACCATCGTTAGTTATATACTTCTCATCTAAGATGTCTACAATTTGCTCTAAAAAAAGTTTATCACTAATTAAACATACGATAAACTTTACTTGGAAACTATATCCAAATTCTGAAATGTTCTTTGTCTTACTCATTTTTTATTTTTCCAGTAATGGTCAAGGATATTGAACTCTGTTAGCCAATTATCAAAATTGGGTATTTGTCCCCATAATTTATCCTTTACGAACAAAGTTTGCAACTGATATTTTACTAAACTTGGCGCCATTCCTCTGACCGAATCTCCTATTTTTAGTTTTGTCTGATTTTTGATATCAGGATTTGATAACTGCATCAATAGATAATTCCTCTTTATTATCATTTCGTTATCTTGTATCATTTTTGATATTCTTGTATTTCTTGATTTTGCCATATCCAAAAGGTCTTTAGTATTAAATGTTCTATCCTCTACCAATAAAGGAAACTCTTTTATCAAAGTCTTAACACCAATTCCTCTTACACCAGGAATATCATCAGATTTATCTCCATCTACCACCCTACAAGTTAACACATTTTGCGGGTAAACTCCAAACTCTTTTTTCACTAATTCTCTATCATATAGTATTTTTTTAGTGGGTGAGTAAAGTTTCACCC